TAAAATAGCCGCACCTTGGTTCGCTCCTGCTGGATTAAATCGTGGTGGTTTAGATACAGTAGTTCAAGCTGAAAGAAAACTTACTCATAAGAATAGAGATACTTTATATGATTCAAATGTTAATCCAATTGCTACATTCCCAGGTCAGGGTGTTGTTGTGTGGGGTCAAAAAACTCTACAGAAAAAATCATCAGCACTTGATAGGGTTAATGTAAGAAGGTTAATGATTAAAGTGAAGAAATTCATTGCGGCCTCTTCAAGATTCTTAGTGTTTGAACAAAATAACGCCACAACAAGAAATAGATTTTTAAATATAGCGAATCCATATCTTGAACAAGTTCAAGCTCAAAGTGGTTTAAATGCATTTAAAGTAGTAATGGATGAAACAAATAATACTCCAGATATTGTAGATAGAAATATCCTCTACGGACAGATATTCTTACAACCTACAAGAACTGCTGAGTTTATTGTATTAGACTTTACAATACAACCAACTGGGGCTGCATTTCCGGAATAATAGGTAATCAGGAGAAAAATAATGGCAGAAAAAATCGTATCTCCAGGGGTATTTTCAAACGAAATAGATGCATCATTCTTACCGGCAGCAATTGGTGATATTGGAGCAGTAGTAATTGGACCGACAGTTAAAGGACCGGCATTAGTTCCAACAGTAGTTAATTCATATAGTGAATTTCAATCGCGATTTGGTGATGTCTTTAAAAGTGGTAGTAATCAATTTCAATATTTAACTTCAATTACTGCTCATAATTATTTAAAACATAGTGGTAAATTAACTGTAGTTAGAATACTTGACGGTACTTTTAGTGGTGCTACTGCAACTGTACCATCTGGTTCTGGTGGAAATAATACTGGTAGTTCAAGTCCAGGTATTATTGAGAGTGATGCTTATTCTTCATTTACACTTAATACCATAGCTGATGGTGCTATTATGAATAATGAAGCTAGTGGTGCACGAGATGTGAACGGTATATGTACATTTGAGGGCTTTAGTGGTTCTATTGGTACGAAGAATTCTTTAATAAGTGGTTCGGCTGATAATGTTAGATGGGAAATTTCTAGTGTAAATCCATCAAAAGGTACATTTACTCTTTTAATTAGAAGAGGTGATGACATTATAAATAGAAAACAAATTTTAGAAACTTGGAATAATCTTTCATTGGATCCGGGTGAAGATAATTACATTGTAAAAATGATTGGTGATTCATATATGACAATAAATGGTAGAGGTACAGCTGACCCATATATATCTTATACCGGAACTCATGGAAATAAATCAAAATATGTATATGTATCAAGTGTAAACGATACAGCTGAGTATCTTGATGAAACTGGAACTATTAGAATTAGTGCTGCTTCTGCTTCACTTCCAGGTCTTGGTAGTGGTTCATTTCATGGTGGATTTAGTGGTGGTGATAATGGATATGCTGGGTTTAATTCATTGGGTAGACTAGAGACTGGAACATCTACAGCTACTCCAATTGCAACTCCTTACAGTTTCTTTGAAAATATTGGTTCAACTGATTCTCAGGGATATGCATTATCTTCTACAACTACTGACGATGGTGGTAAATCATACATAGATGCATTATCTTTATTAAATAACGCGGATGAATATGATATAAATCTTATATTAATTCCTGGTATTTTAGACAGTGGTGGTGGTAGTGGACATAATGGTATTATAACAAAAGCTATTGATGTTTGTGAATCAAGAGGTGATTGTTTCCTTATTTATGATGTTATAAATCATGGTCAATCCAGTTTAGGTGATGTGACGACAGAAGCTGCAACAAGGGATTCAAATTATGCCGCTACATACTGGCCATGGTGTCAAGTATCTGATTCTCAGACGGGAGCATTTAGATGGGTGCCACCGTCAGTTGTGATGTCTGGTATTTACGCTTTTAATGATAAAATAGCCGCACCTTGGTTCGCTCCTGCTGGATTAAATCGTGGTGGTTTAGATACAGTAGTTCAAGCTGAAAGAAAACTTACTCATAAGAATAGAGATACTTTATATGATTCAA